TTCTCCCAAACCAAGGTATGTGAGAAGACCAGCTACATCCTTTCCACTCAAATTAGTCAGCGTATTGTCCAGCGGTTGTTTACCTGCCAGCGCATTAAGCATTGTCGTGGCAAAGTTCGGATCATTCCCCAGTGCCGCCGCCAGTTCGTTCAGTGTATCCAGTGCCGCAGGTGCAGAACCCACCATTGCCGCAATCGCCGATTTCACAAAAGCCGTAGTGGCAATCTGTGTATTGTTGACCGACTGCGCCGCCGTGGGGGCTGTTGGCGTTCCGGTGAGTGCCGGACTCGACAGCGGCGCTTTCAGTGCCAGCGCATTGTTAATGGTGGTACTGAATTTCGGGTCATTGTTAATGGCTGCGGCTATTTCTTTCAGCGTGTCCAGCGTGGCTGGCGCACCATTAATCAGGGCCGTCAGTGCCGCCTGAACAAATGCGGTGGTCGCAAGCTGAGTGGTATTATTCCCCGCCGCTGGCGTTGGCGCTTTGGGGGTTCCGGTAAATGTCGGACTTTCTTTGGGTGCATACTGTGAATGCGGGTCCAGTGCGGCAAGATGTTTTGCTATCAGGTCATCCACGTACACCTTCAGCTCCAGTGCCTTGTCATCCACATACTTGCGGGTTGCCAGCACTACAGCAGGGTCGATTTTCAGGATGATATTGCCCGTACTGCTGGTAATCAGCACCATGCGCACGGTCTGGGTACGCCCACTGCCTTCAGCCAGTTGCGGCTTATAGCTTTCCGGGCAGTTACCCACGGCAATCAATGCCCCGGACTCATCAAACAAGCCCACTTCACGTATCCACCAACCGCCCTCGTTTTCAGGGATCACCTGTTCAGCAATAATCTGGCTGCTGTTCTGCGGGTCGATATAGAGCATATTCAGCGCAGCCCGGCGTTTCTCATTTACCAGTGCTGTCTGCTTTGCGTCCGGCGTTGGTAATGTTCCGCCGCCATCGCCGACCGCCATATGGGTAATTTTTAAAGGCACACCGAGCGCGGCGGCGCTGGCAAGTTTCGCCGCGCCAATATCCGTCAGCAGGGTATAAAATTTTGTGCTCATGGATTCACTCTCATTGTGTCAATAACATGGACCGCCCCGCCTTCATGCGCGGTGCCGCCGGAAATAATTGTTTCGTTGATATACGGATAGATCGTGATTTCTTCGCCAAGATAACTGGCGGCTCCCACCCAATGCGGGCCGCTGGTCTGCAGATTGATGGACATGCCGATCATGTGACGGCTACATGGTTTGGCATCGCTTATCAGTCGCTCAAGTTCCAGATAGGTATCTTCAGTGATGCCCTGATCCTGCACGCCGATATCCAGGCGAAACGTGCCTGGTGTTTCTCCGGTCTGCCACCACTCAATAATGCGGATCAGAAAGCCGAACGGCTCCACCACCCGCCGCACGGCACTGGTGGTTCCTTTATGCTGATGAATATAAAAAGCATCCTTCACCACCTGGCGTTTGACACTTTCCGTCCAGTCCTCGTCCCAGCGATCCACAGAGAACGCCCAGGCGAGATAAGGCAGGAAACTGACCGGACAGGTCGTTGGATTCCACAAGTCACGCAGCGGCACCTGCAAATCAGAAATCCCGCTGCAGGTTTGCGCCAGTCGGCGCTCCAGTGAAGTTGAACCCGGTGGCAGCAGACTATTCATCCGTTCCTCCGTTGGTTACGCTCCACTGCGTACATGATGCCGCCTGTGTTTTGTTCAGGACCACATCCGCCAGCGGCGAAGCCAGCTCCACACGCTGCACACCCTCAACATGCAGGGCGGCAAAGATGGCGCTACGGCGAATATCCCGGCCAAGACGCGTCTGACTGGCGATGTACTTCTGCAGACTGGCTTTTGCCGCTGCCATTACCGGCTCTGCTTCCGGTCCCGGATAGAGAAAAATGGTGGCTTCCACGCGGTACGGGATGATTTCTGCGCTGCGAACCGTCAGACGGTCAGCCACCGGGCGGACGTTCTCACTGTTCAGGGCTTTCTCCACCACATCCAGCAAGTCTTTTTCTGCTGTTCCATCGCCTTCGCGGCTAAGGACAGTCAGCACCACCTCTGCAGGTGCCGGACTGGTTGCACTGGCATCCGCCACCCGACCGTCGGCGCTTCGGGCATGAAATTCATAAGCTGCAGTTGGCCCCGCAACTGAAAGCCCTTCAAAGGCTGCAGGCACACGCAGGCGTAACGCTTCATCGCTTTCCATCACAGCTGCAACGGGCGGCACAGCGTCATCATCAGCAGGCGTCACCGTCAGGCGTTTCACGTTGTAGTTGGCAGCGAGCTGGTCAAGATCGCCGCCCATCGCATAAGCCACCATCACCGCCTGCGCGGCTTCGTTAATGCGCTGGCGCAGAAGCAACTCACGGTAAGCGTTCTCCTGCAACAATTTGGTGACGGGTTCAGATTCCAGTTCCAGCGTGCGGATCACTGCTTCCTGCTCATCTTTCGGATGAAGCGCCACAAATTCTGCCTTGCGTTCGGCAAGCAGCGTCTCAAAGTCCGGCACATCCACAATCTGCGGCGCAGGCAACTGCGAAAGGTCAATCACTGCCATTCTCTGCTCCTGTTGATACGGAAAGGGAAACAGGCACACCGTTATTACGCCGCCCGGTCAGCTCCACCACCATTGAACCGTCAAAATCGCTGTTGATGGTGATGGAATCCAGCGTCAGCCGTGGCTCCCAGCGACTCAGCGCCACATACACTGCCGACATGACCTGCAGGCGTAATGCCGGATTTTGTGGCTGGTCTATCAGTGCCGACAGCAGAGAACCATATTCCCGACGGGCAATACGGCTACCCTGCGGTGTCAGCAGAATGTCCCGCACCGACTGGCGCAGATGGTCAATATCAGTAATGGCTTTGCCGCTGGTATTGTTCATCCCGCTATAAAGCGTCATACCGGACCTCCGGTTGTGTCGCCGCCTTTCAGGACGCCAGTATGCTGATGCGCATCAACCACAATCCCGTTAGAGCTCATCGCTCCACCGCCCTGGGTAACGCCACCATTGATCACCACTTCGCTGTTAATACGCGTGCGGTCAGCCTCCAGCATAAACTCACTGGTTTTCAGGGTGATATTGTCAGCGGCCTCAATGACCATTGATTTGATGCCCCTGACATACCAGCGCCCGGTGGCGGGTTCGTATTCAAACCAGCCGCCGTCAGGATGTTCTGTCACGCAGGCGTCCGCCGACGTCGAAGGTGGCGCGAACTGATTCGAATAGATGGCGGGTAACGCAAAGGCGGTTTCCAGATTGCCGCCCAGACTCAGCAGCACCACCTGCTCACCTTCCGATGGTCGCCACCATGTGCGGGCATTACCCGCGCGCAGCGTCAGCCAGTTAATCCAGTTGGTTTCAAGGTCGCCCGTTTTCACCCGACAAAGCCAGTTTTCCCGGTCCACTTCGGTGACTACACCTATGCGGATCAGATTGGTGATAAGGCGCATGATTTCGGTTAGTTGTGCGTTCATAGATATATGATGACAGCTGAAAACTTGTTTATAACTTCTTGCAAATTGTGGTATCGATGGTACAAATTGATAAAAGGATAAAAAACAACCAATAGGTGGATAAATGAGTGTTATGAATCCAATAAGTTCTAATATATTTAATGCTGAATTTTTAAACACCCCGGCAGCGGCACTTGCCGCATGGATTTCCATTATTGGAGCTGTTATAACTTTGGTGACGATAGTTATAAGAGCACTATTCAAATATAGAAAATCTCATGATGTAATTTTGAAAAAATCAGGAATACCTGCGTTTATATTAAATTTTTTTCTTATACGAATATCATTAAAAAGGCTGCCTACTATCACATGGGCTGAAAAATCAATCACGGTTCTCTTTTCACTTCTTTTTTTGTGTGCAATTTATATTTTTGGTCCAGTTTTCATCCAAGCCATTAGAACCCCACCAAATAGCACATTGCTTTATTGGATAAAATCCGGTGAATCATTTTATATGTCAAAAAAACTGGCGACTGCAGCTACAATATTAACCACTCCTGATTGGGAAATATCAAAGGATGATTGCGAAGAGTCATCCTCTGCCAGTACAGAGAAGTACAAATCATTAACTATCGAACATAAAGAAATTCTTTGTAAACTACTAACCACTGATGAAGGGAATGCTTACATTGATGAAGAAGTCAAGAATTTCGTTAAAGACAAATTCTTTATCTATTCCTTTGCCCCAACAACCATATTTATTCTATTATGGATTTCTTTGGGTTTTATACTGACCATTCACTATTCTAAAAAAGTTAGGAAATATATTCTGACTGAACAAAAAAATGCAATTCATTGGGCATATGGTGAATTCAAGACAGAAGGAATCTATTCAATATATCAAGAGTTAGAACGTAAGACTCACCATTAAGACCCAACAAACGACGCTCTGCGTAACGCACTTCCGGTCCTTTGCGGCTGACGCGATCGCGCAGGCCATAATGGTGAACGCGGGCAATGCGCTGCACCTTACCTTCAAACTGCACGCTGGCAGAATCGGCGCTGGCGGCAGTTTTCAGGTATTTGGTGGTGCGCAGCTTTGCAAACATCTGACGTTTGATGCGGCCTTTTTTACTGCGCGCCGTGACCTTGCGCGGTTCATAACTGCTGCCATCTGGATTGCGCTGCATCCTGATATTCTGCTGCTGTGTCCGGCGCAGTTCCTGCGCCAGCTGGCGCATCATGCGGCTTCTTGCGACTGGTTCCAGATTCGCCAGTAAGGCACTAAGCCAGTCGTCCACCTTCTGCAGTTCAGCCACGTTTCACCGTCCACATTTCTTCAGGTTCATCGGGTTCTGCTACCGCTTCAACGCTCGACACACTGCCGTCAGTGCTGACCAGCACACGTTCCGTCAGTTGCAGGTTAAGGCTGATATCACAGACATCGTTGCGCAGAATATCCACCTCAAAGGTAAATAGTTTTTCCCGTAACGCCGGGTTATTGATGGCATCGGGCTGGTTATCCCGCAGCCACAGCAAAACCGGGGCCATCAGCAGATTCTGGTCGCCGCTGAAATCCTCAATCACCACGTTCAGGGTGTAACGGTACTCCCATGACATGGAGCTGGCCCCCGTAGCAACCAGCGAACCGTTATCCACAAACAGATGCAGTTTGTCCGGGTTATTGCGGACATAAGGCACCGCTTTATTGAGGGCGTGGCGCAGGGATTGTGGTTTGTTCACTGTTTCGCTCCTGACACGCAATAATCATGTCCACTTTGTCTGCACAGACCGCCCAGGCGCCCTCCGTTTCATCCAGCAACGCGTTCAGATCACCGTTAGTGCGCGGCGTTGCCTGATCCAGCCGACACGGCGTCACCCGCGGACAACCACTGACGGTAAGCTGCACCTCCGGTGAGTGTCGGACGTTCCCGCAGCCGGATAATGTCAGCAGGCAAAGGAGTATCAGCCCAGCGGCGTAAATCCTCGTTCTCACGTTTCAGTTCCTCGATCCGGTGTTGTCGTTGTCTCAGCAGCGCACTGGTCTGTTCTGCTTCGGCGTAGAGCCGCGCCTGCTCCCGATTGTTGGTTTCAGCCAGAATGGACAGACTGATCAGCTGACTATTTTTCTTCGTTAGTTCGTGCGCTTTACTTTTCAGCGCCGCGCGCTGCGTTTCGATGGTGTGGCTGGCGCTGTTAAGCCACCACGACTGCCAGCCCAGCGCAACGAGTGCCAGCGCCGCCACTACCGCCAGCGCACGTGTCATAGTCCAGCTCCTTTAAGGCACCAGGCCATCTCCCGCGCACGGCGGTTATCCAGCCCCTGATTAAAAACACCTTTCACATAAACCCAGCGCGGCAACTGTCGGCACGCATCCGCCCAGCGCCGCTGATTGAGCAATTTCACCAGCGTGGAACTACAGGCATTGCCCGTCCCCACGTTGAAGGCAAACGACACCGTAGCGTCATACACCTTCTGTGGCGGCTGTTGCTTTACACACCTTTCCAGTGCCCGCTCCACACGCAGCACGTTGGAGATCAGCCCTTCTGCTGCCTGTCGTTCCGTGATTGTTTTGCCGGGAATGACGCCCGATGTATTACCAATGCCGTCGGTCCAGACACCCGCGCTGCACTGATACGGCTGCAGACGACAGCCTTCGTAATCGGCAATCAGTTTCAGCCCCTCTACGGAGGTGTGAAGCTGCTGAAAACCCGGCAGAGTGGCAGCAATAGCCAGCACGGTCCCGACAAGGCAACGTTTAACGATTGATGGATTCATAATCCTCCCGCGAGATCTGCCCGTCGCGCAGAAGCTGGTAGGCTTTGTGTTTGTAGTACCAGTTGATAGCCAGCATCAGCACACCAATCATCAGGCCGCCCAGCGTTGAGGCATCCTTGATGGACAAATCGCCCAGCCAGGCCAGCACGACGGCGATGCAATACGTGATAAAGGCGCTGATTCGCTCAAGCGTCATAATTCAGTCCCATAGCTGGACGGTCTGCACGGTGGTGGTTGTCGGAATGTCCGGCAGCTCCACCTGCAGCCCGTGAGGTAAAAAGGGGCCGTATTCGGCAAGCCCCGGATTTGCCTTCAGTACCTGCTCCGTGACACCCTGCGTGCGCCCGTAATGACGCCAGCAAAGTGCGTCCACCGTGTCATACTGATGCGCACGCACTTTCATCAGATAAGCTCCACTGTGCAGTGCGGCGCATCCTGCACCCGGCTGATGGCCCAGCGGGCGTCACGCCATAAATCACCGCTTGCTTCCGCCAGTTCCTCGCCTCGCTTCGCACCGGATGCCGTGGCGTCATAGTCCTGGTAACGTTCGTTGAGCATGGCGCGTGCCCAGCAGTAAACCGCGTTGAAATAGTGCTGAATGCGCTCGCTTTTGCCGTCCAGTTGTTCCGCCGGGACTTCTGCCAGCGAGGCATACCCCAGCATCTGCTGGCGTCTGCGAAACTCATACAGCTCTGCGTTGACCTCCGAAATTGCCGACAGCGCAACCTGCTTTAAACGCGGCTGCGTCACTGTGCCGTCAGTGCGCATGACACTGCGAAACTCCGACAGGTCCACATCAGGCCAGAACGGCGTATTTCTGATGATTTCCGCCTGTTCCGGTGCCTGTTCTGGCGCAACAAACTTCATGCTGCTTTCTCCTGAAATAGAGGGCGGTGGACGGGGTTTTGATGTGGCTGTGCCTTTCGCCACCCCGTGCCGCCCGTGCGCGGGGCACGTTCTGTCAGCGGCTGTCATTGCGCAGTCTGCGCTCCAGCTGCTGTTTGTCTTTTTTCACGCCACAGCGGGGATCGAGCTGTAACGCATGGTTGAGATGATTAATGGCGGACGCCGGATTGCTTTCACTCAGGACAGCACCAATCGCTTTATGCAGACGCGCCCGTGACTGGTCCGGCATATCCAGACCGTCTGTCAGCTCCAGCGTCTGCAGCAACAGATCGGCATCAAACCCGGTGGCGGCAAGCATTGCACTCTGGGCTGCGTCTGCCATTTCCTCTGCCAGCACGGTCTGCACGTTGCGGTTACCCAGCGGCATCACCCAGCCATGACGCAGGGCATGACGCCCTATCTCCAGCGCCCCGGCATAATCTCCGGCATCAATGCGCCACAGCATCACGTACATCAGCACGTCATCCTGTTGAGCGCCTCCGGCAGCCAGGACACCCTCCGCCCAGGCGGCGTACTTCGGCAGCAGCTCCACCTTGATTTCCGCTTTTTTGACCGTGGACTGAACGCCCTTGAGACGGCGGCGGTCTTCCGCCAGTTGCAGCAGCATCAGGTCATAGCCCGACGCGTGGCGAACGCTGCCGCCCTCACGGGCGGCCTGTTCAGCCTGAACGCGCAGGCGATGCTGCCGTGCGGGACTCAGGCTCATGGATTACTCTCCGGTTTCTGCTGCGGCGGCGCTGAAATCGCCAATCTGGATGTTTTCCACCAGTGCGGCGCAGCGGTAGTCCTCAACCACATAGGCTTCGTTAACGGATTCAAAGTTTTCAATCCGGTCACGTTTCGGGTTGTCGATAACTGAACGGCGGCGGGTGTCTTCCTGCCAGTAGATGGACAGGTTATCCAGACGGGTGATCAGCAGCGCATTCGGCGGGAAGAACGGCGCACGCACGGCCTGCAGGCCTCCCATGCGTTTCTGACTGATGATCATATCGGCAGCCAGTTTTTCACTGTTTTCCTGCTCTTTGTTGATCAGCGGGAAATACTTGTCAGATAGCAGCTCACGACCGCAAATCACCACCAGATCGTCATCGTCCTGGTAGACCACGTCGATAAGCTCATTGACGGCATCCATCACCACGGCGTCCAGGTTGGTATATTCGCCACCTTTCCCGACTTTCACCGCGCCCGGTGTGGTTTCACCGCCCGTGGTGGTGCTGCCCATGACGTGATCCGGTGCATCCTCACGGATTTTCTGCAGCCAGCCTTTGTTCACATCCTGCAGCAGCGGGTTTTCGCTACGGTTGGAGGTTTTCGCACGCTTCACACCGTTAAAGCCGATCATGATGCGGTCCAGTGCCTGACGTTTCACGATGGCGTCACGGATACGCACCTGGAAATCCTGAAACTTCGCCCACAGGTCCAGCTTCGCGTAGGTCAGTACCGTGTCAAAGTTGGTCTGTTCGCATTTGTATTCCACATCGACCATCAGCGTCGGATCGACAGGTTCACGCTCTTTCGCGGTGGTGTCAGTGGTTCCGGCAATGGTGCTGCCAACACCCAGCCCCAGCAGCTGACCGGACTGCTCAGTCACTGGCGTGACGTTAATCAGCGTCAGGAAAGCGGCGGACTGCTGGATCTGGTCTTCCAGCGTCTGCTGCACAGACGGCTCCACGGTGAACTTGCTGGACAGTTCTTCAACTGCCACACCGTTCAGACGCGCCAGCTGCTGCAGGTAAGCGTTAAAAGCAAAGCGGGTATTCTTCTTCATCGGGTTTTGTGCTCCATCAGCAATTGGTCAGAGTGTCAGCGGGGGCGTTACCGCCTGTTGCACGCTGGCGGTAGTCCTGGCGGCTGTCTTCATGACTCAGCTTGTCCACCAGTTCGTTAAAGGCGGTTTGCTGTGCCTGCAGGGCAGCCTCCAGCTCAGACAGGCGTTCTTCCTGCTCAGACAGGGATTTTTCGGTGCGTGCGCTCAGGTTCTGCTGCTCAGTGGCGACCAGCTCCACGGCCTTATGCACATCAGAGAACCGGGCGTCATCGGACTGCTCTTTTTTGGTAAACAGCGCCGTGACGCGGGCAAACAGGGACGGTTTGTCGTCCTGGATTTCTTCCAGTTCGATCACCGTTTCCTCTGCAGCGGTAAAGAGATTGGCAGGATTCTGCTTGCGGTTTGCCAGCGGGTTATGGGCTGCACTGGCGCTGAATGTCAGCATTTCCGTACCCAGACTGGCAGGGTCATCAGTGGCAGCCAGGCCGACCAGGTAGGCTTTGCCCGTATCAGCGAACTTCGGGCTGACTTCCATAGAGGTGAATAATTTCTGGCCTTTTTTCACCAGTTCCACCAGGGACTCCGTTGGCTCAACGTCGGCATACAGCGCCATCTTGCCTGCCAGCGGACCTTCCGTGATTTCTTCAGCAAACAGCGCCGTCACCTTGCCGTAGCGGTTAAAGGTGCTGTCCGGCAGATAAGACTTGATGTGCTCAAGGTTAATCAGCGCGGTATACACCGCCGGGTTGTAGCTGGCTGCCATCTGTTCCAGCCATTCACGCTGGATTTCGCGTCCGTCGGTGGTGGCACCTTCCACCCCGATGCGAAAACGCTTTGCTTTCACTGTCATGAGCCGTGCTCCGTTAGAAAAAACTTACTGGAGCCTTATGGTTGCGGTGATGGGGGCAGTGAAACAATGCGCGGTATTTGTACCGACAACCACACAAACCGCAGGCGGGGAAAGCCTTCATTCAAGGCTGTAGGTTTGTGCCATGAACACCACACTGACACCCGCAGATCTCGATCCCCGTCGGCAGGCCATGCTGCTGTACTTTCAGGGATACCGCGTAGCCCGCATTGCTGAAATGCTGGGCGAGAAAGTTGCAACCGTTCACAGCTGGAAAAAACGCGACAAGTGGGGTGACTATGGGCCGCTGGATCAGATGCAGCTCACCACCGCCGCACGCTACTGCCAGCTCATTATGAAGGAGCACAAAGAAGGGAAAGATTTCAAAGAGATTGACCTGCTGGCGCGCCAGTCTGAGCGCCACGCGCGGATCGGCAAGTTTAACAATGGCGGCAACGAAGCCGACTTAAACCCTAACGTCGCCAACCGCAACAAAGGCCCGCGCCGTCAGCCGGAAAAAAATGTCTTCACCGATGAACAGATTGAGAAGCTAGAAGAAATCTTCCATTCCTCCATGTTCAACTACCAGCGCCACTGGTGGGAAGCCGGAAAAACCAACCGCATCCGCAACCTGCTGAAGTCACGCCAGATCGGCGCGACCTTCTATTTTGCCCGTGAAGCCCTGATTGACGCCCTGCTAACCAGACGTAACCAGATTTTCCTTTCTGCCAGTAAGGCACAGGCCCACGTTTTCAAACAGTACATCATCGACTTTGCCAAAGAAGTGGAGGTGGAGCTGAAAGGCGATCCGATGGTGCTTCCCAACGGGGCCACACTGTATTTCCTCGGCACCAATGCCCGCACGGCCCAGAGTTATCACGGCAATCTGTATCTGGATGAATATTTCTGGATACCGAAATTCCAGGAGCTGCGCAAAGTGGCTTCTGGTATGGCTATTCACAAGAAATGGCGACAAACCTATTTTTCCACGCCATCCAGCCTGACACACAGTGCTTATCCGTTCTGGTCCGGTGCACTGTTCAACCGTGGGCGCAACAAAGCCGATAAGGTGGACATCGACCTGTCCCACAGCAATCTGGCCCCCGGCCTGCTGTGCGCAGACGGGCAATACCGCCAGATAGTCACCGTGGAAGATGCGGTGCGCGGCGGCTGCAACCTGTTCGACCTTGACCAGTTGCGCATGGAGTACAGCCCGGACGAATACCAGAACCTGCTGATGTGCGAGTTTGTGGACGATCTCGCGTCCGTGTTTCCGCTCAGCGAGCTGCAGGCGTGCATGGTGGACAGTTGGGAAGTCTGGACCGACTTTCATGCTCTGGCCCTGCGCCCGTTTGGCTGGCGCGAAGTGTGGATCGGTTATGACCCGGCAAAAGGTACGCAGAACGGCGACAGCGCCGGATGCGTGGTGGTGGCACCGCCAGCCGTGCCGGGCGGTAAGTTTCGCATTCTTGAGCGTCACCAGTGGCGCGGGATGGACTTCCGCGCCCAGGCTGACGCAATCAAAAAACTGACCGAGCAGTACAACGTGACCTACATCGGCATCGACTCAACCGGCGTTGGTCACGGGGTTTACGAGAACGTGAAAGCGTTCTTTCCTGCCGTCCGGGAGTTTGTCTACAACCCCAACGTTAAAAACGCCCTGGTACTCAAGGCCTACGACATTATCAGCCACCGCCGTCTGGAGTTTGACGCCGGACATACCGACATTGCGCAGTCATTTATGGCAATCCGTCGCGCTACCACTGCCAGTGGCAACCGCCCGACCTATGAAGCCAGCCGCAGCGAAGAAGCCAGCCACGCCGATCTGGCTTGGGCAACGATGCACGCATTGTTTAACGAACCGCTGCAGGGCGAATCCGCCAATACCAGCAATATTGTGGAGATTTTTTGATGGGAAAGAGTAAGAAAAACCGCGCTGCGGCGACGAAACAGATCCAGCTTAAAAGCCAGACTACAGCCGAAGCATTCAGCTTCGGCGATCCCGTTCCTGTTCTGGACCGCCGAGAACTGCTGGACTATGTGGAATGCGTACAGATGGACCGTTGGTATGAGCCGCCCGTCAGCTTTGACGGACTGGCGCGCAGCTTCCGCGCTGCCGTGCATCACAGTTCCCCGATTGCAGTAAAGTGCAACATTCTGACCAGTACCTATATCCCTCATCCGCTGCTCAGCCAGCAGGCTTTTTCGCGTTTTGTGCAGGACTATCTGGTATTTGGTAACGCCTACCTGGAGAAACGCACAAACCGGTTCGGTGAAGTTATCGCCCTTGAGCCTGCTCTGGCAAAATACACCCGACGCGGATTAGACCTAGATACCTACTGGTTTGTGCAATACGGCATGACTACGCAGCCGTATCAGTTCACGAAAGGCAGCATTTTTCATCTGATGGAACCGGACATCAACCAGGAGATCTACGGCCTGCCCGGTTATCTTTCTGCCATTCCGTCAGCCCTGCTCAACGAGTCCGCCACGCTGTTCCGCCGTAAGTATTACATCAACGGCAGCCATGCAGGCTTCATCATGTACATGACCGATGCCGCGCAGAACCAGGAGGACGTGAACAACCTCCGCAATGCGATGAAAAGCGCCAAAGGACCAGGTAACTTCCGCAACCTGTTTATGTACTCGCCTAACGGGAAAAAGGACGGACTTCAGATTATCCCGTTGTCAGAAGTGGCGGCGAAGGATGAGTTTCTAAACATCAAGAACGTGAGCCGGGATGACATGATGGCGGCGCATCGTGTGCCACCGCAAATGATGGGGATTATGCCTAATAATGTTGGGGGGTTTGGGGATGTGGAAAAGGCCGCGAAAGTATTTGTTATGAATGAGTTACTACCAATTCAAAAACATATTCTGCAACTTAATGAATGGGCTAAAAAAAACATCATCTCATTCAGTGAATACTCTGTGGAGTGTATGTAAATTGAATAATGGCAGGTACTATACCTGCCACTGAACTTATATTTTAGCAAACGTTTCTAACGCCAAGCTATCTGTTCTTTCTTTTATTAATGAATCATCCCATTTATGTTCTCTTGCTTCTGACTCACTAACAAACTCTGTAACTAATTTTAAATCAGATTTTTTATAAGATTCTATTTTTTTGTGCAACTCATAATTTTTGCAATCTTCATTAAGTGAAAAACAGAGTGGTAGTAAATTACCAATCATACCCACGACTGACTCGTTAGTTTTGCTTTGAGATGATATGTGCTCCAAAGAAACTATATCCATTTTTAACTCTCGCGTCCCTCGTCTGATACGTTCCAATTTGTCAAAAATATAAACAATCAACTTCCTTTGCCCAGATTTTTTATTTGTATAAACAATATTCTTTGAAAATGCTTGTTTGAATATATTTTCTGAAGGCCCTTTCTGTGTAAAATAATCTAACGCGTCATTAATAACACCCTCAACATCTCTTTTATTTAATGCCTTATTCATTCTTACTGCTAATACAGAATATTTTGCATCGATTCCAGATGGTCTTAGACGACATACTGCATTAAACTTAAAGTGAAATGACTCTAAGGACTTCAAACATTCTATCAGCATTGATTGTGTAAGGGCTCTCGGTTTCTCTTTACGTTTTCTAAGTAATGAGAGTACAAATGGCCGAGGAATACTCACATTAAAAATCTCGAATGCTTTTAACGAGTTGTAAATTTCACGCTGATCAGGTTGAGGCCAGTCATCTGTATTTGGCGCTATTATTTTACAGTATAATTCAACATCATCATATAATTCGTTCAGAAATGATGCTGATGACAATAAAGTATTCTCATCTTGAATCTCACGTTTAAAAGCACGATAAAGTTGATCTTCTCCAATATAATTATACTTAGAAAGCCACCACGTTCTAATATAATCAGCAATAGTGCTATTACTATCCCTAGACTCAATTTGAGTAACGATATAATCCCATTTTGTTTTTGCAATATCTACCGGATATGTTTGAGTGCAAGTTTGGAATACTTTATTCTTTATCAAATCAATTGAACTTAAGTTTATCCCTCGAGCATTCAACACTTCAAAAATATCATAAGCATCATCCTCCTTACCTACAGATATTTTTACCAACTTCAAATAATTGGTAATCATTCTATATACAGCAGTCAAACAAAATATATAATCTTGGTTATTATAATGTTTTGCACCATCTCGCAACAATGCAGAACAGAGTGATTTCCTCCCTAGTTTTCTAGAAAGAAAAATTCCTGCATAACTTATACGTACATCCTCTTCACAAGATTCATCAACTTGATGCTCTTCGCGATCTTGATATTTTAACTTAAAATATGTTCTATCGCTATTTTTTGCTAATTTTTCAATAAATGTCTCACCATTTGAAGCTAATTGGCTTCTGCTAAATGTAGGACTCACAGTAACGATATATGTTTTAAATATATCATCCGCTAATGAATCTTGCCCTAAGGAACGCAATTTACGCGATATTAATGAAAGCAATATAGTAATAACTGAAAATCGTTGTTGTCCATCAACCACTTCTAATACATCATCACTATCTGCTCCAGAAAGAACAATAGTCCCTATAAAATATTCTGAACACTCCAAGTTCTGTCCATCTTCATTCAACCTTATGTTTCTGACAATATCTTGCCATAACTCTTCAAGCTGAAGCTTTTCCCAACTAAACTCACGTTGATTACGAGGAATAACATATCTTTGTTTTACAGATAGAATGTTTTTTATATTTAGTGGTGTTGCATCAAAATTCATAACTTATCCTCAGAGACAACAAATTGATAATAATGTCCTATTCAAATGGCTAATGATATGACATAAAAAAAGAAAAATGCAATGTACTACAAGAATATCAGTAAACGTTTCTAGCGCGCGCTCGTATCCCCGCCACGCCTGCCCACTTTATGCAGTGGTTTTCATGCAGCTGCATGACATGAGCAAAAGCCCGCCATTTCTGGCTGGTCTAAGCATAGACGATCCTCGATCGATCATGCGATTTCATGCAGCATAGTCATGCACTGCCATGGGAAGTTAACGTATCTGAATAATCGCTTGAAAAACGAACATATGGGCTTGCAAAGATGAAAGCCCGCTTGAGCGAAAAGTGGAAAATCAACATGTTACAAAGCTTGAAAATTACTTTTGTTCTTGAAAAATCAGCCCAACCATTACTATAGTATTATCTAAATTGGTTAATGTGCCCTGAAATCACCGGAAAATTCAGCTATAACGGCGTATAGATATTAATTAACTGAAATACTAAAAAATTATATTTAAACGGAGTTAGTATGTTGGACGCACGAAAAAATATTGATCTAATCAAAGATATTGACGAAATTTCAGAGAAGGGAATTCAAGCATTTGGGTTATTATATGATGAATCCGGGCACTCAAATCTTCACGATCCTCTACTGAGGTGGTGTGATTTTCTTTTACGCTACATTGCTCCACAAAAACGAATAATTTTAAAATCAGATCGATTTCCTGAAAATATTCACGATGGCGCAAGGGTTGGATTGCAGAGAATCGAGATGTTGTTTACTACTGGTGGTGATGTAAATCCTTATCAGAGTAAAACATTAACATTATTCAATGACACAAGCGGTAAAAAGGCGACGAAAAGAACGGATAACCTATGGGCTGATTGGGGGATTCATCACCTCCATCTGCCATTAAATCCAGTAAGTTCAAGTAAAAAATACTCAGATCGTGCTGAGTGGGTATTATTCCTGAAGGTGTACTCAAACGCTGTGCTTTTTATTGATATAAAACATCATGATAAAAACATAGAACCAAATCTTTTTTCTCAAAGAGATTTGGTAGAAACATTCATACGCAACTGGCCAGAAGCAGCAGAAATATTTGAAATGAAAGGTATTTCAGGCTTAGCTTGTATTCATCCAACTACAGATTCAGATATTGCAAACTTAAGAAAAAATGGAATAAATCTGCCCGTAGTGATGGATGGAAAAGCATATGCCCCATTAGGAATGGGAATAACAACAGCGCGTACCGCTGTGAGCGTATCAACTTATCGAAATAAAATATATCATTGTGCTAAGCACATAGAGAAAATATTTATGGATGAAGATAGTCCATACATAAAAGAAATAAAATCTCTAGGTGTAAACAATCCTGAATTCAAGATGCATATGTTTGATGATGGTGGGTTAGGTATTGTTGAGATAAATACTAGAAAAGGCTGGAAATTCCTTAGAAAAAATGCTGATGCGTCTCATGATGTTTTCAGTTTTTTAAATAACGCACTGATGCCAGAGTGGGCTAGTCCTGTTGTATTACAGTTCTGGGAAAAAACTCATTGTAAAATGGAGGGAATTGAAAATTAATACTGAAATTTGTATGGCTCACATCTTCCCCCGAGGTAAATAGTTATTACGCAGTTCTGTTATTGGTATAAAGTGGGTGATAACTTATCAAAATGGCCTCCCACCTAACGCCTCGTTTCACTCGTTGCTCAAACTAGCCCCCATCAGAATGAACCCTACTGGGGGCAACGTTTCTTAATGCAGCCAGCTATCGTCTTCCCACACCTTCTGCATAATTTTCATCACTTGCTTCCTTTCTTCGTCCAGTTGCAGTCCGGTCAGTTCCACACCGTTAGAGCTACCTTTGCGGATACGAATTACCGTTTTTGGATACAGGGGGCGCAGATTGCGGTAAAGCTCGGATTCAAGGGCGTCCAGGATAGACTGGCTAATCTTCTGCTCTTTATCGATCATTATTTCAATGCGCATAAAAGTCACCTCAACTGATGACATCCATTGAGCGGTTGTATTCGTGGGTTCTGATTTTTGCCATGAGTTCATCTGTTAGTTCAGAAACCCACTGCAAAGCCAGCCCCTTCTCTTCATCACTACACTCACTAGCCGCTACAAGCTTAAGAAAAAAATCAATGCGTTGGAGCTTCAAAGACTCCAAAAAATAGTCCTGCATTTTTCCTCCTATGACACCACAAGCAATACTGTATGCATAACCACTGTTTATATTTACAGTATATAATAATCTTACTGATGTAAAACGTTTTTTTACGTTCATCAGCCTGATATGCCTGGTATTATTAAGAGCACGAATTGTTAACCCGCGTAATTAATACAGGTTCCGCCACTTATCATCTTCCTGCAAACGCTGGTTCCGATAGAAGATTCGCAGGCCTGCTCCTGACGGAATGCTGCCGCCGCGAAGGAGTAAATCGACCTCTTTCTCGCTGCCATCAAATCCTCTGGACTTCAGTTCATAGACGAGCTGCTGTCGTTGATGGTCTGTAATTCGCTGTTTGTAGTCTCTACGCCGTTTCGGTTTCACCAGGCGTAACCTTGCAGCCAGTTCTCGGCGCTCTTTTTTGTTCATACTGTGCAGATAATCGTGCAACTCCTTGTCATCCATACGGATGATATCCGTTCTGGTATCCCCATCAGCTGATTTGTCTTTCCCTTGTTGGTACAAATTTTCAGCAAGGGGACAGTTATTGCCACGAGTCCAAGGGGCGCAAGCGCCCTGGTCGGCTGCCGCCTCCTGAACGTCAACGGCCTTACGAACCATTTTCCACTTCACCGCATGAGTGCAGATCTTGCCCTCTGCAATGGGTGACCAGATGCCATAAATACGAATACCGTAATCGCCATAGGCGGTTGGCTCTTCGTTGATTTCATAAGCGGTTCTGATGAGGTGATATTTACGGGGAACCAGTACGCCGCCCTGCTTCATGATATAGGTGGCAAAACAACCAGCATCAGCAGCAGCCAGAATGGCATCAAGGCGCGGGTTATCCAGTACCGGCGCACCTGCTTTTTTGTCACCCTGTTGCCTTGCCGCCTGACCAGCCAGCAATCGCAGTTCACGGTAAGCCTGACGCCCCGGAATGCCAAAGAAGCGGAATTGCTGAACACGATGCAGAGACGCCCAGGCATTAACGTATTCAGCGTTATCACGCAGGGATTTACCCGTTTCCTTGCTGATCTCGCCAGCCAGACCACGCCCGTCAATGTTCTTACTGATGTATTTCGCGATGTAGCTTGTTGGAGTACCTTTGCGCGGGTTTATCAGCTCAGACTTAAAGCGTGGTCCCGTGTTATTGCCCAGCTCCTCGCGGTCTTCACGGATGGCAAACTTACGCAGTAATGCAGTGATGGCGCGGCGGTCTTTTTTACGCATGAAACACAACAGGTGCCAGTGAACGGTGCCGTCATGATGCGGCTCAGCCACCCGCACGCCATACCAGCGCAACCCGGCTTTATGCATAGCCTTACGAAATGCAGCAAACATGCCGACCAGATAATCGCTACTTTGTCTTACCGTCGCGTTTGTCCAGGTCGGGTTGGGTCTGCCGTTATTGAGCGTGGAATGGAAACGCGACGGACAGGTGATAGTGTAGAAAACGGCACAGTCACTGCGCATTTCCGCGATAAGCTCCAGACCTTTAACACAGGCCATCATCTCATTGCGGCGATGCGCCGGGTTGCTGCTGCTGGCGTTTACCACATCTTCCATATCCAGCGTGTCGCCGTCTTCGTTCACCAGTTCATGAGAACGAAAAAACTCCAGCGACTTACGGCGCTGCTCACGTTTATGCATCACGGCTTCATAGCTGACATAGGGGGATGCTTTTTTGCTGACCAGGCAGACAGCACGCAACTGCTCTTCCCGCCATTCGCAACGCATCTTCCATAATTTCCGATACCACCAGTCGGCACACAACATACGCGCCAGCGAACCCGGAATGAGTTCATAGGGCACGGGTTTACGGCGGTTTCTTTTCCGACGGAGTTGCTCAAACGCAGGCGGAATAACATCCAGACGCAGGGTTTCCGCCGCCACCCTTTCCCATGTCTTGCGGATTTCTTCTGGCTTAACGTCATCGGTGGCATACAAATCGCCACAAGCTGCGTCAAGGCACATGCTCATATGCGCAGCAACAAGGGTGGACAGGCGTTTCACCTGATCCTGACTCATTTCAGGTAGAATCAGCAGGCCGTCCAGCCCTTCATGGCTTGCCATAAAGCGAAAAGAAGTGGATAGCTGACTGTCGCGTACATGCCCCAGCCGTTCCAGACATGGCTTAATCGTCTCACGCAAATAGCGGGAATAAGCCTTTGGCCTGCCAAGGCTGCTGAAGTATTCAATACGTTGCATCAGCGGCTTGCTGATATGGGAGGGCTGGGCGCTGACGTCTGCCAGAATGACCATGTCCGGGTTAAAACGCTGCTGCTCATGCGCCAACTTTGCCCGGCTAATGAGCTTATCCTGCTCCATTTCGCGCTGGACAGGATCACGGGATTCATTAAAGAAATAACGCTCCCAGACCTGATCACTCAGTGCCTCGCGGCGCAGTTGTTCCTGCTCGTTATCGGCAGCGTACAGAGTGATCAGGTTTGAAAGCGCAGAAACCGGCGCAACTTCCGCCGGGTCCAGATAAGGGTTAATAGCCTTTTTCGGGCTGTTCCATGAGAATGCTGCGGCGGCCTCGTTAAAGCCGCTGCAGTTGTTCATATCAGCATGGCTCATGCACGCACTCCGTACACGGCAGAACTATCCACGCCACGCGAAGGATCAAATCCCACCCAGCAGCGCGCCCCAGAAACAGCGATGATTTCTGTTGCAGATTTACTCTCACCAGCTGCTACGCCGATGCTGCGTTTTGCCTTGATGTAGTGGTGAGTAAAATTGCGATACAGCGAACGGATCAGGGATGTGTCACTGTTAGAAATAATGACCGGATGTCCTTCTGATGACCGATGTTCAAGAACGGATGCCAGGTGATACTGGTCATCTTCAGTGAAGCCGTCAGTGTGATAACCGGAAAACGTGCAGTCATACGGCGGATCGCAATACACCACATCCCCCGCCTTCAACATCGCCAGCGTTTCATCAAAGCTGGCGCAGATAAACGTTGCCCGCTGGGCTTTCTCTGCAAATGCGCGAATTTCTTTTTCAGGGAAATACGGATTTTTATAATTACCGTAGGGAATGTTGAAATACCCGCTCTTGTTATAGCGACATAACCCACGGTAACCATGACGATTGAGATACAGAAAATATACCGCTTTCATGAAATCAGTAATTTCAGTGGAGTAATTAAACTCCTGCCTTATGTTGTAATAAGCCACCTCCCTGTTTGCTTCCTCAAATAAAGCTCTGGCACGAGATATAAACGCCTCACAATCAGCAGCAACCTTTTTATAGAGGTTGATTAAATCAGGATTAATATCCGCAACAAGATAGCTGGGGTAATCCGTCTCCATCATCACTGCACAGGAACCCGCGAAAGGTTCAACCAGTCGCAGGCCAGCAGGAAGGTGTTTTTTCAGTTCTGGCATAATGGCGGTTTTATTTCCCGCCCATTTCAGGATGGTGCTCATACAGCACCTCCGTTGTAATGTTTACCTTTCAGCTCTGCGATTTCCTGACAGGTAATGCAAAGCTGCACTCCCGGAATGGCGCGGCGGCGTGCTGGCGGAATTGGCACTTCACACTCAATGCAAAGCACGCGAGACACGCCCGGTGTTTTGGCACGGGCAGCACGGATGTGGCGCTGGCGTTCTTCTTCAACGCGCTGCTGTACGAGATCCATTGCATCAGCCATTAGTGGATCTCCTGCGCTTCGTTCTGGATTGCTTCAGCGGTCACACGCAGCAGTTCTGCTGCTTCGACGTGGTTTAGCTGGCGGGATGAGATATGACACGCCAGGCTATCAAGGCGAGCTGCCATTGCTTCAGCCCTTGCCCGGCGTTCTTCCAGACGAGCCTCTGTCAGTAAAATATTAAGCCCTGCGTCATCCGGTCCAGTTTTAGTCGTGAGGGTTTCAATATTACGCATAATCAATTCTCCTGAATTTAGATAAAGGGATGCCCGGCGGGTTTACGCCATTAATTTCATTAGCTGGTTAATTCGGCATGGTTAGCCGTCTGGGAAATAAGCTCACCACTGCACGAAAATGATTCATTGCTTTAATCAACTCCCGCTTTTCGTCAGTGGTCAGCTCATTAATGCTGATGCTATGACGTTCAGCTGGAATTTTTGCCATAAAGAATATGGCAGCCAGTGCCCGTTTATTTTGTTCGCTATTAATATCCCGTGGATCACGCATATCTTTAATAAACCGCTCAAGCTCTGACTCAATATTAAGACCAAAAACTTTCGCTCTTAATTCCGCAATGTGATTAAGTCCATTCAGGCGTTCACCGGGGCTTAATGGAACAGTCGCCGCAGCGCCTTCAATAGCCATTTGTTCCCCCGTTTTTTCGTTGATAGTTCTGCCAACAATTCATCTTGCGAACGGCACGGATGCCAGCGTTTACCATCCTCACCCATGATCCAGCCGTGACCGTAGTGCATTGCCGGACTTTGTTTTACCAGCAGCGATGCAAATGATGGTTCTTTCGTCAGCATAAGCACCTCACAGCAAACCGAATGAAGCACCGAGGCCAGTTACAGTATCAACTGCACTTGCCATCGCAGGATTAACCTGTAAACGGGCCTGCAATGAAACAGCAGCTAACGCCATCAGTCGTGTAACAGAGTTAATGCTGCTGATAGCATCACGACGACCTGCACTGGTTTTTACATCGCCAGATACCGCACCTGCAGCAACACGCCCGATCTCTGCGGTTGCACTCATGACGTAATGTGGCAGTTTCTCTTTTGCCACCTCATTAATCGGTACACATGGCAGGCAGTGAATCTGTGCCAGAAAACCGTCTACCAGCGTTGAATCTTCCGTCAGATCGGTAAGTAGCCAGATTTCTGGTGCGGTTAATAAATGAGGCTGAGCTGGGTTCAGCTTGTTCCGCAGAATCTGCACATTCATGCCTGCACGTTCTGCCAGTTGCACCAGATTGTGGCGCAGTGCAAATGCACGACAGGCTTCATCAAAATGTGGATGTTTGGAAACTTGGTAATCAAACATGGTCAATGCCTCTGATGTATTTCAGAATCGAACTAATTAAGGTTTAGATTGCATTCTGAAAGCGCATCAACGGTCATTGCTGCTATGTTGATCATCACTTTTTCGCGTTTTTTATCTTTGCGCAGACGGTGACGGATAAGGCGTCCATCAGCCAACATGTCATTGATGGTATCGATGGATAGCCCTGTCAGCTCGCTATAGCGTTCAATAGTCACATGAGGCGTGGTAAGAGTGATTGAAATGTTAGGTCTCATGATGCAACATTCCTCGTTTAATGATGATTAATCAGGACGAATACGGATCGTTTGTATTTTGTGAACACCATAAACATACGATCGCACAGTGAAATCGTCAAGATAAAAGTTCACTTGGAGTGACCATGAATTTGGAGAAAGGCGGACGAGGCGCCATAGAGCGCATGGTAGAAGCTTATGGATTCAAGACTCGACAGGCGTTGTGCGATCATTTAGGAATCTCTAAAAGTACACTCGCCACACGCTACATGCGTGACTCATTCCCAGCAGAATGGGTAATCCAGTGCGCCCTTGAAACAGGCACCTCGCTTAATTGGCTCACAACCGGGCATGGTTCAAAGCAAACTTCAGGTAATACAAATACTATGGAAGTTGCTAAATATGTATTATCTGATGGGGCCTTGTGTGAAGACGGTTTTTATATTTTCGATAGAGAATTTCTACCGTCGGCATTCAAGAATCTTTTTGTAATCACAGATAATAATTCTGAATTTATTTGTGATAAGGAATTTGATGATATACGTGATGGTAAATGGGTAATAAGTATTGATGGCGAAATAACGATCCGTGACATTACTCGTTTACCCGGTGGAAGAATCTTCGTCGAGGGTGGAAACAGAGCCTTCGAATGTAAGATAGAAGACATTGAAATAATTGGTAAAATTATAAGTTTAACAGTCAAGTATGTTAAATAGTACCGGGAGGAAATTATGCTTGGTAAGGTATTTTTTGTGGTTTTGTCATGTTCTTTGTTATTAAACCCACTAGCTACCTATGCTAGAAATTATCCCTGCTCAGGGAAAAAGGGAGGTGTTTCTCACTGTACCTCTGATGGCAAATTCGTTTGCAATGATGGAACTATTAGTAAATCCAAAAAAATCTGTACTAAAAACTCACGATAACTTTTGCTTTTATATCTGCGCCTAAAATAAAAATGAGCCACAGGTTAACCGCAAAAGTTACATGATCACATAGCAAAAAGAATAGCCTACTTCATTATGGCTTCAGTGAGATGTATGGTCGCAGGATTTCATACATTGACACTGGTTATACATACAGTAAAAATGCTCTCTATTGGAGGGCATTTTTTATGGCTGTACGAAAACTCACCACAGGAAAATGGCTTTGCGAATGTTACCCCGCCGGACGTAGTGGGCGTCGTGTGCGTAAACAATTCGCCACCAAAGGCGAAGCACTGGCTTTTGAGCGTCACACGATGGAAGAAACCGAAGCAAAGCCCTGGCTAGGTGAATCAGTGGATCGTCGAACATTGAAAGACGTGGTTGAGCTATGGTTCAAACTACATGGTAAATCACTGACTGCTGGGCAGCATGTCTATGACAAATTGCTGCTGATGGTTGACGCTCTGGGCAATCCCCTTGCAACTGATCTAACCTCTAAAATGTTTGCCCACTATCGAGATAAACGCCTGACAGGTGAGATCTACTTCAGCGAGAAATGGAAGAAAGGAGCAAGCCCGGTCACCATTAACCTGGAGCAAAGCTATCTAAGTAGTGTTTTTAGCGAACTATCCCGCCTAGGCGAATGGTCGTATCCGAACCCACTGGAGAACATGCGAAAATTCACCATCGCAGAAAAAGAGATGGCATGGCTTACCCATGAGCAGATTGTTGAATTACTGGCTGATTGCAAACGTCAGGACCCAATTCTGGCACTGGTAGTTAAGATATGCTTAAGCACAGGCGCACGCTGGCGAGAAGCCGTAAATCTTACTCGTTCACAGGTGACCAAATACCGAATTACCTTTGTAAGAACGAAGGGGAAGAAAAACAGAAGCATCCCTATCAGTAAAGAGCTTTACGAAGAGATCATGGCGCTTGATGGGTTCAATTTCTTCACAGACTGCTATTTTCAATTTTTATCCGTGATGGAAAAAACGTCTATCGTGCTCCCTCGCGGTCAACTCACACACGTTCTGCGCCATACGTTTGCGGCGCACTTCATGATGTCGGGTGGAAACATTCTGGCCTTACAAAAAATTCTCGGACACCACGATATAAAAATGACTATGCGTTACGCACATCTGGCACCGGATCATCTGGAAACGGCGCTCCGTTTCAATCCTCTGGCAACGCTGCCAAGTGGCGACAAAGTGGCGGCAGCGGTTGGCATTACCCCGTAA